TCTTAGCTTCGCCCAAGGATAGATTATTACCATCAAAGACTTCGTCCCTAAAAGTTATGTGCATGGTGTTAACACGCATGGCAGGGCCGTTGGTACGGGACAGCATATCTTTCTTGACGTACTTGCAGGTAAACAACTCCTCCATCTGCGCCTTGAACTCGTCGTAACCAAAGCTCATGCTCACGCAATGCTTCTTGAGTAACTGCTCTTCAATGTAGAACTCTCTGTAACCCGGTGTCAAAAGCCCATGCTCCACCCTGCCGAGCACCTTGCTCTTGGTGGTCGAGCGGTCAACGATGTCGCCGTTGTCGCCCCACGCTGCTAGGATTCTGCCCTCGACTTTCTTCAGAACAATAAAGCTTCCGTAGTTGTCACCGATGTAGGCGTTGAGCACATCTTCAGCAGAGCGCACACTGTTCTTCATAATGCCGCGAGCTTTCTCCACAAGTCCTTTGAGAGCGTTAATGACCTTGTTGATCTCAACGTCTAGGATGCCAGAGTACTCTTTACGCAAAAGAATAGCCGCCGCTACAGTTGTAGTACAACCCGCATGCCAGTAGCGTTCATCGTCGTTGAAGTTAAAGACCTTCTTCAAGTGGATGTGAACCTTGCGCACAATCTCTTCCGCAGTCTTCTGATTAACCGCCAGCCAACGCACCCAAGCTTCTCCTGCCACGCCGTAGTTGCGTTTGATTTCAAGCAATACCTTGCGCTCCTCCGCTGTAAACTTCAGCTTGATGTGAGGCGTCCACTCAAGCATACGTAGTAGCTCGCCGTTGGAGCTGTGGGCTCGCGCCCCCGCCATGTAGTCGGTCAGCTTCGTGTTGGACGTCATCGTACATGTGGCAGTCCACGTACTGTTGTTGATACGTTCCTTGTTGGAGCCCGACTCCATACGTTCTTTGCCCTGACCCTCTGCGTAGTCAAAGATAAAGGCGGGTGCCCACTCCATGTCTTTGCGCTGAGTGTTGGTGATCTCGTCGATCAGAAGTGGCATGCTGTTAAGCAACCCCGCCCTTTGTTGCATTGCAACAGGAGAAGTACTCTTGCCTGTGCGGTAGCGCAGGGGGTGACCCCAGATGCCTGCCTTGGCGCTAAGTACTAGGGATTTACCCGTACCTGACCACTGTGAACCGATGTGCCAGACGAAGCCTTCGTACTCAGTAAAGCGCATAAGCGGTGATCCAAAGGAATCCAGAGCCACAGCCAAGGCGGTCTCCATGCCCTCTTTCTCCACAAAGATTGTCTTCCACAAGTGACGCCACGTAGCCAAGTCGCCTTTGCCGTTGGTGTTGCGGTTGATGTTCTCAAGCCCGGGCATGGGTATCCGAGTCTCTCGCCCATCTTTGCTGAACACGCGGTTGTTGTATACAAACGACTGATCTGCCTGCCATCCACATTGGAACGGCACCTCGACTGGTTTGCGGTTCTGAGAAGCCTCGCCCACACATGAACGCACATACTCAAACAGCGTCTTGTCGTGACCCGCAAAGGTTGACACAATGTTCTGACTAGCCAACCACTTGAGCGTCTCGTCCTTGCTGACAATAGATTTCTGTGGGAAGTTCAGCGTCTGCACGCCTTCGGGTCGCACAGCGGCCATGTGAATCAGGTGGTCGTTCTCCATCTTCAACAGATCAACCACAAACAAGTCGTAGGGAACCAGTTGAATATTCTTCTTGGACTTCTTGCCTTCTTCGTCCTCTTCGGTACGTGTGCAGTACACACCACCATGCTCGCCATAGCTGTAGCCACGAGGGGGCACAGGACGTACCACGCTAGGTGCTAGGGGTAAACCCGTATCTTCTGGCTCGTAGGCTTCCTCAGAGTCAAGCTCGCTCTCGTCGAAGTCTTCTTCAGCAGGCGCAGACAGCATGATTTCTTTGGCAGTGTTGTCTACCTTGATCTCGCGCCCCAGTATCAGTGGGTTGGTGATCTTGCCCCAGTGCTTGCACTTAGTACAAATTCCGGGATTCTCGCTGTCCATCTTCATGCAGGCGTATGGCCCTTTGATCTCAACAATCTTCTGGTGCATCCGCTCGTGTGGGTACGGGTGCATGTCCGACAACCAGATCGCCTTCTCTGCGCCATCCTCACAGACCTTCGCCCAAGACAGTAGTCCACGCCAGATGGGTTCCTTGCCGTCCTCGGTAGCCGTTGCGATGTAGTCTTGAATCTGACCGCACTGGTTCTCGAAGTTCCCAAACAGCGTGAAGCTATCTTGTATCAGCTTGACCTGACCGCGAGTCTGAGCGCTTTGTGGGCGTTGGCCGGGGAGGTCTAGCTTGGGTGCAGGAGCGTGAACAACTGGCACCTCTTCCAACTTCTCATAAACAAGTGGTGAAAAAGTCGAGAAGTCAAAAATGTCGCCCTCTTGGACTATTCGGACAGGGCGCGGCGTCGCATACTTCTTCTTGTTGTTGGCAGTTCCGGGCACACGTAAGATGCGCGCAGTGTCCGCAGTCACCGTCATGTCAATGTTGAAGCCTTCCTGTTTGCACAGACGCTTCAAGTTCTCGGCAACGGGTTTCCATATAGTCGCAGGAATCTCGTCCTTCAATGGCCAGTAGCAATGCAAGCCCCCGCCTGAGTCAACCACCCATGGCGTACCTAGCGAATCAAGCCCAGACTTCTGGAGAAACTCAATCAGCGCATCAGCCGCCGCTTTCTTGGTAGCGTAGCCATCCAAGTCAACGAAAAACGACTTGAGGTACTGTGCGTCTTCAGCGCCGCGCTTCTTGTCAAAGGTAGCTAAGGCATAGAAAACGTCGTAGTTGTTGGCGTGCCACTCCTCAATCGTCGGGATGAGGTCGTCAATCTTTGCCGCATATACATGCTCTTTCTTCTTTGTGAGTTCTACCGCGCAATACAGGCCAAAACCTTCGGACGGCAAAACCACCGCTAAAAACTCAGCGGATGTCATGTGTATCCTTTGGTTATTTTAGGTCGGGGTCGTTTGCGTGTGCTACGCCTGCGGCAAAACCTTCTTCAAATCCTCGCTTGGTTCCGTGGTCTAAGCCGTTGGCAGAGCCGTCAGCAAAGCCTTCATCGTAGCGGTCTTGATAGTAGTCAAGCGCTTTGGCAAAACGCTCACACAGAACTTCTACCCATTCTTTTGGGAGCATCTCATTACCCATCAGGTATACCTGACGCAGTATTTCTTCATCGCTTAAGTTGTTAGGTTGAATGCTTTGCATGTTTTTCTCCAAGCGTCATCGCCACTACCGGACGATTGTAAAATTTTAAGAAGAGACTCTACCGCAGGGCGGTAAGCCACGAAGACTTCACCGCCACCAAACCAGTTGTAAACAGATTGCCGAGAAGCCCCTGTTGCTTTGGATACTTTGATGGCAGAGAAGTCGTGATGCACAGCCCATCGCCCGAGTTGGTTACCCAACGTCTTAGGCGCTTTCTTGACTGTGTTAATTACTTGTGATGAATATGGCATGGTGTAGGTGGGGGTACTAGCCGCTCGTCTGCAAGCTAAAAATTGCGCGACGTTCCCCCGATATTTATGGGTTTCCGTCGTCAACGATACCGTACTTACCCCTTGTCCACAAAGGCATGCTTTCTTGCACAGCGCCTCCTCTAACGAGTTCAAACTCGTTGTAGAGTTGTTTTGTGAAACGGGGGTATCCGGGTCCTACAAACATATCGCTATTACGAAAGTGTGGAACATAAACCACATCGCCCTTGCGATAAACTTTTTGAAATTCTCTTGGTGTAGAGTCACGCGTCATAAGTCTCATCATCTGCTCCTTTACTCGTTCTCATCCCAGTCGTCCACCATGGCAGACAAGTCAGCCTTGGCCTTGGGCACGGCGTTGGGCTTCTTCTCTTCCTTGCGGACTACGGGCTCTTCGTCATCTTCTGCGGGCAGAGGGGTGGCTTTGGCTTTGGTCTTAGCCTTGGGTGCGGGGGCTTCCACCTCTTCCTCAACCACAGGCGCAGGGCGCTTGCCTTCAAGCTTCAAAGGTGCAGGGGCGGCAACGCTCTCAGACTTAGAGAAAGACATTGTCACAGCCTTAACAGCGGTGTCTGTCTTGCCTTGTTGCTGAATGGTTGGGAACTCGTCGTCAGTCAACCAACGCATAGCCTTGAAGAACAGCTTGGGTGCTTCAGACTTGGTGTCGAACTTCATGCGGGTGATGACCTCAGATGGGTCAATGTTCTGTGCACCCAAGTGACGAGCGTATGCTTGCAGAGCGCGGTTGTCACCTTCTTCTTTACCAAACACAGACTTGGCAGGCACAGTCAGCTTGAGCACAGCACCTTCCATATCATTGGCCAACACTACAGCAATGTGTTGTTGGTAGCGGCAAGCGCGACTGTTGTTTTGACCTGAACCTGCAATGTTCTGCTCGCAACCATCACATTTGTTGTGCTGTGGGTTGCTTGCTTCGGGGCTTGGTGTCTTGCCATCTTGTGACCAGCAGTCAGGCGCAGACACTTCACCATCGTATGCTTTCGCATAAAACACGCGTGAAACATCAGGCGCGGCATTGACAATCACCACATCGAGGTAGCGCTCTTCGATAGCGGCGATCTCTTTGCCGCCTTCGTTCAAACGAAACACACCGCCTTTGATGGAGATGCTCTTGGTACGGTTACCGACTGCACCACCGGCTAGGGCTTTGGCAATGGGGGACAACGAGGTGCGGTTCTTTGCGAACGCGGGGGCTTGGGATGGGTTGAATAGAGCTACATTGCTCATAGTTTTCTCCTGATTACTTGGTTGGTTTACGAACGGAAATGGCGTACTCTGTCATAGAGTTGAGCCCTGCGGGGACTAGACTGGGATTCTCAGACAAGAACGTAGCCATGTTGGTCTGCGCAATACGCTTCTCCAACAAGTCCAACGCATCGTGTTCTTTGATGAACTCTTTGAACGAGTCCCAGTCCTGTGTGTTGTAGCGTGTCTTGGTAGACAACACCACGGTACCTTGGTCTGTGCGCACACTTGATACACCGAGCTTGAGCATCTGGTCTTTAAGCGCGATCTTCACCGCTTCTTGCTGACGCTTGATGTCTTCAATCTCATTCTCATACTGAGCGGTTAACTCTTGTATGCGTGATTGCATCTTGCGGTACACCTTCGCCAACTTGTCCATGGGGACAGTGACCTCTGTCGGCGCTTCCTGAGGAGCAGACTCCTCATCATCTATAGCTAACATTTTGCTTCTCCTTAAATTATTTTATTGTCAATGGTTTGACAGCATAGCATGATTGAATTGATTTGCAACTCCTTTCTTAAATATTTTTTACTTCACTGTCGAACATGCCGACAAGCAAAGCGTGATCGGAAACTTTTGTATTCATTGCGTTGAATAATTTCTTTTCTATCGGGCTTGATTCAATGTGCACCACAGTGACCTTGTCTGAGTCTTGACCTTTGCGGTCGGCTCGTGCTATGCACTGCGTATACATCTCAACAGACATCAGTGGGCCGAAGAACACAACTGTGTCAGCGGCAGTTAGGGTAATCCCGTGTGCGGTTGCTTGTGGTTGCAACACCAACACGCGGATGTTGTCGGTGGTCTGAAAGTCGTTGATGATCTGACCGCGCTTGGTTGCAGACACGTCGCCATGAATCTGGTCAACGGCATAGCCATGCTTAATAAGATACTTGACGATGGTGTCAATGCTTGAGCGGAACAGCGCGAAGATGATTACCTTGCGGCTTGTCTCTTCTAACACCTCCTCCAACACACCAAGGCGAGGCGCGGCATCAAACTCAACAACTTCCTTCTCGTCTGTGTACGCGGCACCACAACTAATCTGTAGCAACTTGTTTACGGCAACGCCTGCGTTGACGGCACTGATTGTTTCTCCGGCAGCTTGGAAAAGCATCTGCTCTTTGAGTAGCTTGTAGTACTTAGCCTGCTGTGGTGTCATCGGCACTTCGCGTGTGACTGTGATGACAGGAGGCAAGTCAAGGCACTGATCTTTGGTGAAACGTATTGCAGGTTGAAGCGCCGCAAACACTAAGTCTTTGGCGTTGGCTTTCGGAGCCCACTTGAACATGCTGATCTTGTTCATCACTTTGTCGCGCCATGATGTCTGAAACTTCGGCACACCGCTCGGGTTAACAAACTTAGCAAGACCGTACGCATCCACTGGTGACTGCGATGCAGGCGTGCCCGTCATCATCCATAGGTATGTCTCAGGCTTGATGATTGACGCAAGTGTCTTCCATCTGCGCGTTGATGGGTTCTTGTATGCGTTGGCTTCATCGACAATCACCAAGTCGAACCTACCATCAGCGTTGATCTCAGATGCGATTAAGTTGAGGCCATCGTAGTTGGCAATCACAATCTCGTAGTCCTGCTGAATCATTTCAATACGTCTGCTAGCTTGAGCATGGTGCGCGACAATGGCAGAGCGGTGAATAACACTGCGATTGATGTCACCCATCCACGCACTGTGCATGATGGACAAGGGGCAGAGAATAAGTATGCGACGAACTTCACCACGCTTCATCAAGAAGTCAGCCGCCCATAGCGCAGATAAAGTCTTGCCAGTTCCGGGGTCGTTAAAGCAGAACGCTCTGCGGTTAAGTGTGAGGAAAGCCGCTGTCTCTATTTGGTGAGCCATTGGTATAAACTTTCCCGGCCAGTCATAGCGCCTAGTGATAGGTGATGGCACATCCTTCACACCAAGATTGCGTAGCACGCGAGACTCATCGAGCCCCCAGTACACAGCTACCTCAAAGATACCCTCTGACTCAGAGATGATCTTGTGCTTCGGAATGATCGCGTACTTGTGTGGGTTGCGCGTGCGCAGTACAAGCGCCTTGTCGTCGACGATTTGCATTAGGCATCCTCTTTAAGCCTAGCCCAAGGCGTGTTACCGGAGTGATGGTCAAGTTCTTCCATCAATTTGTTTTTATGTAAGCGTGCAGATGCGTCTTCCCAAAAGTCATCGTCTAACTCCGATACGTCTATCCACGTATCCCCAAACTTTGCACGCCATAGATTGACAAGTTCGGATAAAGGTATTGAGTACACAGGGTGATTGTTAGGATTGAACACATTCATGGTTACTATCGGGGCTTGGGTGCTCAATAGCTCTGCATAGCGTTCAAGAGGTATTCCTTGCCTGTTTGCTATAGCTATCTGCGAAGCGTTTAGCATTATTTCTTTCATCTTTCCCATTTGCTTCTCCTTAATTTATTTTGGGTTGCGACACACGTACTTAGAGCGGTCGGTTAGGAAGTGAACCTCAAGTTCACCTTCTCTTCTCATTCGGTCATACGCGTCTTTGTAGAATGGGTCGCTTACTACATCTTGTAGATCAACCCAGTCATGTCCCCAACGCGCTACCCAGAGATCAATAAGTCTTGTAGTAGGTATATCACTTAATAGAGTGGTCTGACTTTCGCGCATACGAACGGTTTGCGCTCGCGTCTTTGACGCGGAGATTCGAACGTGTGGTCGTTCCACCTTTTGATAATGGCTTTTTGTGGTCGACATCTTTGCCGTCTCCTTTATGTACTAGTCCTTCACGTTCAAGCATGCGCCGCGCTTTGTTTGAAGCGGCTCTAGCTTTCTTGGCTTTCTCAGTTTTTTGATATGGTTCATACGATGGGCGGTTGCCGGGTGCGTAAGGCATGATGAGTTTTCCTATCTGGCTTGGTTAACTTTTGAGATCGCCCTTAGGCTGTCTACCACTCGGGCGGGTTGATCTTTACCCGTTTTGACGCGCATTACGTCATGAGCAAGGCGCAACGCCATAACTGTCGCACATTCTGGGTGAAACCACAATGACACGTAGCCCTCAATGTGGTCGTGTATGTTGGCCACTCGGGGGTCTGTGCTCTGCGATAGCACGCCATGGTCTGAGTGCTCGATGGCGTATTGGTCTTCTCTAATTTCTTGATGGCAAATGTGGCATTTGCATGGGGTCTGCGTGAACTCGTTTGGTGAATGTAAGGCCATTTGTTTCTCCTAGTGTTTCTTATTAAATTCGCAGGTTTTTACTGGACACCACCCGCACAGAGGTGTTTGGTTTGGGTTCCACACATCGTTGGCAAAGCTAGCTTCAAGCCGCGCAGTACGCTCGCGGTAGTCCCACCAGTGTTTGTCGGCATCTTCTCGCGCCATCGACATCTTGACCATGTCGTTCTTGACAATGAATAGCAGAGCAGAGTTGACCTTGCGGATGTGTGGGAAGTGGGCAAACACCATAAGCGACATCAGGACAAGCTGATCTCTATCGGGATACTTGTTGTTGCCAGTTTTCCAGTCACCCACCCATGCCGTCAGGTTGTCGTCATCAACGACTAGGATGTCAGCAATGCCGCGCACCCATACGTCTTTGTCTTTCCAACCTGTTGGCTTGAGGTCGACAGTCAGCGCCATCTCATACTCGGCAAGCTTGCGCCCACTCTTCTTCAGCATGGCGTCCACTACAGGTTGAAACTGTGAGTACTCAGGCGGTATTGGTTTACCCTCTCCGATGTAGTCCTCAATAGCCTTGTGTACCTGATTGCCGTAACGTGTTGCCTCAGTCTCAGTGAACGGGTAGTTCTTCAAGACCTTGACCTCTTGGTAACGGCGTTGGCAACCCTCGAAATCTTTGAGGGCTGAGTGTGACCATGCGGGTTGTTTCATAGTTGGGCTGAGTTGATTGCGCTTGATAGGCGGTTGGCGAAAGCATTGACAAACTTCTCGTCACTACATAGCTCGTGCTTCATGTCGTGTAATACAGCGTGAGTCATCTCATGCCAGAACGAGTCGGCCAGTTCTGCTTTGTCTAACTTGTTGCCGTAAGCATCTTTCTTGGCAAGCCAGATGATGCCGTGTGTGTAGTCGATTGTGCCTAGCGTGTCTTGTCGTTTGGCTTTGTCGACCATGATTGTGGCGTACTCAGTACTGCCCACTCTGATGCGTTTTGGTATCTGCATTGCTTCTCCTAGTTTTTTGCTAACCCATATCTACGGTGAGCGCCACCGTCAGCGTCCAATGGAATACCTTGCATGTAGCTTGGTTCCATAGTCATTTGCGCCAAGACCCAAGTCTTAGCGTCAACCACTTCATCGTCAGGTACAACAGCAATCAGTTCGTCATGCACTGTGCCTGCGATTGGGTATTTCTTTGCTACCCTCAACATACCATCCGTCATAACAATACGTGCCAATGCCTGCGTAATGTTGTTCGTTATTTTCCCTGCATACAACTTGGTAGCGTGTGGCCCGTAGACTGCTTGGCTCCTACCTTTGTCGTCCTTCTCATAGCGAAGATTGGGGTACAACAACTTCATCCCGTTTGGTAATTCTATCTCACCTTTGCGGAACGTAACACATTTATACACCAGTTCCTCACCATTGACAAGCGCCCTGTGTAAAGCTGTTTCACAGAGACTCCAGAACGCTACAACAGGGTGCGCGGTTCTCCTATACGTATCTATGATAGCTTTGGACGCAAGCACATGGTGCAACAACTCCTTGGTAGAACAGGTGTGTGGGATGTCAAACATCTTTTCATCGTTGCCGTTCCACTTGGCAAAGGATTCCGCGTACTCCGAGTCAACGCCTAGCCTCTTTGCAAAGTCTTTCGAATACCTGACCGGTGGTGCACCGAGGAAACCGACGAGTAACTGAGAGGCAAACGACGCCCAGCCGAGGCCATAACCGCACCCGAGTAGCGCAGACTTCGCAGACTGTCGCAGATCTGGGTGTGTTTCTTTGGTGAGGTTCGGAATGTTAAACATCTGAGCCCCAAAAGCCGCGTAAGGGTCACCACCTCCCTTGAAGATGTTGAGCATATCTTCGTAATCCGAAAGCCACGCGAGCACTCGCGGTTCAATCTGAGATAAGTCCCCAACGACCAGTTGATAGCCCTCGGGAGCCATAATCGCTTTGCGTAGGAACGAACCTCGCTTGAGGTTTTGCATGTTAATGGCACTGCCTTTGGCCGCCGTCCACCGCCCCGTCTGTGCGCCATAGTAAGAGAGCGGCACCGGAAGCGTACCACGTTTGCCAATGTCGAGAAACCTTTGCGCTCTCGTCCGTTCAGTGGTTGATTTAACCTTAAGACGCGCTTGACAAAGTAGGGCAATGTCTTCACGTTCACTGTTGAGCAACGTCTGGAAGAGGGCATCGTTCTTCGCGAGGGCAAGCGTTGTCTTGCCTGTGGTTTTACTCGTCTTGGTAGGCGGAACAACGCCCAGTTTTGTAAGTAGTTCAGCAAACTTTGGGTTCGATGCCAACTCAGCATCTTCCACGCCGAGCCTCTGAAGTAGTTGTTCACGAGCGTTTCCTTCCTCGGCTAGTGCCTTGATTAACATTGGTTGATCTAACAGTAACAGCGGACGCGTGTACATCTTAAGCGTCATGTCGATGAGTCTTAACTCCTTGGATGGATAGGCATCCACCAACCGTTTGAATATTTCCTCGCACAGAAACACATCATGTTTGCAGTACTCAGCGAGGTCTCGCTCGAGCGCGGCGTCCAACTCGTGAACTCCATTAGTTGAGTGTACAGCTGTCCCTTTCTCGGGGAGCCCGAAATCTCGGGCAAGTTTGGCGAGTGAGTTTCCAACTTCCACGCCACGCAGAGCTCGTGCCATAGATAACGTGTCGAAGATGAAACATGGTCGGGCGTTGTATCTCCACTCCATAATTGATACATCGAACTGTGCGTTGTGGGCAAGCACTGCGGTTCGTCCCCAGTCGACCCCATCAAGGTACTCACGTAACTCTGTATCTCCAAACCATCTAATTGGTTCATCGCTTCCGTATACATGGACGCAAGCTCCGAACGCTCTAAATTTATCATGGCGTATGTACTCCTCGGTTGTCATCTTAGAGAGCGTGTACTCTTTGCTGTCCCAGTACGTCTCAAAGTCGATGGTTATTATTTTGTCGAATGGTTTGGTCAATTAAACTTCTCCTTGGGCGGTGCGTCCACGACGTTTAGAAAGCCGAAAAAATCGTTTGCCGCCAACATGAGTTGCGACGCCTCCATCTCATCACAGTTTAGGGTGACGACTCCCGCTATGCTATCTTCCGCACGACCCATGATGACAACAGCTTGCGCGTTGCCTTTGCCGTAGCACATGACCAACTTGTGTATGAGTAGCTTGAAGTGCGCTTGCTCTGCATCTGACATCTCCTCAACACGTTTCTCTAACTCTTCTTGTGACATCATTTCTGTCATGATAAAACCTCCTTTAATGTGTGTATGTTGTCTTCGTTAATGACAACTGCCGTCCCCCCTGCGCCACGTATGCGGCTTAGATGGGATTCTTGTAGCGCGGTGGTTTTACCCTTACCTGCTTTCGCTTCGATGCCAACGAACTTGCCGTTAGCACATACAAGGAAGTCAGGCACGCCCGAGTTCCCGTATCCTGTCCCGATGGGCATGGCGTAGTACACGCCCAACTCATCTAGTATCTTGCGTATCTGCTTCTTGACTTTTACTTCTGGTGTTGACATGTCAACCTCCTGTTAATTAGGTGAGGGGGATAAGTAGATTACGCGCCCCCTCGTGTCGCGTTGCGGAATGGCAACAAGAGGTCAATACTCAAAGGACTGGACGCCCCTTGTTGCCGACAAAGTGTGGTCGCATCTACTGGGCTTGCACAAATCGCCTTATCGTGAACACGTCAGTCCTTTGAATTTAATTTGGTTCTTCTGCCCATGTTATTTGGTTTCGGGCAGTTCTCGGGTACGTCAACGACGACCCATATTGCGGCCAGTGTATTGCGGTGAGTTGACTTCTCCCACCGATCTACGTACACACCAAACACACCCTCCAATGATTTGTTGACAGAACGATTGTCTATGCCCGTGAGCTTAGCTATATCGCTTGACTTCAAACCATCGGGGTACTGTTTGAGTAGTTCTCGAATGATGTTGTGATTGCTTTTCACTTTTTCATACTCCGCACAAACACAGCAAAGCTTGCGCTTGTGTCACCGAAGTTTTTCATCTTCTCAAACTCCAACGCCACTTCTTCTAGTACGTCATTGCGCTTACCGCTACCTCTGCCCAGCTTGCGTAACTCCGACAGTTCTGCAAGCATGTCTTCCATATCTTTAGCGGCTTGCAAATGAAAGGGGCTGATTGGTACATGACTTGCCATTGAACGCATCATGCCAATGGTTGTTCTTGCTGTGGTTTCACTGAGCTTCTTCATGTGTTCTCCCTTGCTCGGATTTCATTTGCTACTCCAGTTCTAGGCATGCCATTGCTCTTCCAATTCTCAGCAATGTCGGCACACGCCTCACGCTCATGCTGTGCTACTAACTTGGCAAAGGCTACAAGTTCTTCAGTATGGATTACCCAAAAGCCATTTTGCTCAGGGTCTACCTTGTCTTTGTCGCACGATGCTCTTAGCATCTCAATGATTTCATCTTGTGTCATCTTGGTGCGTCCTCGTGGTTGTCAGGGTTAAATTTAGGAACTCGGTTGCCCGTGTCCTTGGGGTTTGGGAATGTCGGAAAAGGCCAAGTCATATTATCCGCCGAAGATTCTCTTGAGGTAGTCGTACAACTCGCGTGCTTGCAACACAGTCATGTTCTTGATAACTTCTTCTGGAGGCTTACCGAACACAATAGTATTCACCATTCGCTTGACGGCGGTAGCATCAGGTTGTAGCGCGGCAATGCCGTCATTTGCGGTCGCTTGTGGTCGCTTGTGGTCTTTAGTGGTCGCTGGCTTGACTTTCGCAGTCTTCTTGGCGTACTTAGCGCTCGCCTTCATAGGTGTGTACTCGTCCACAGTAACACGATAGCCGTGGTTGTTATCTCGCACAGCAAGCCCCGCACGAACGAACTGCGCCATGAGTGCTGTGACTGATGACTCTTTAAATCCATGCTTAACTAGATCACGACTGGCGGCGGCGGATGTCGTGCCGGGGTGGAGTTTCACGTAATCAAAGGTGACTCGAGTGACGTTGTTCTGAATTGCGAAAGGTGTTTTAGACATAAGTTTCTCCTTGAGTTGTTGTCCTGTGGGAGTTGGCTCCCACGATTCGATTGCGTTTTTGAGTGCTGACTGTAGATCAGGCATGATGAGTGTTCCCTTTCTTGGTGCTAGGTTGTTGAGTATTTCTTTCGCTTCCAACGCACCCCCACTAAGGGGGCGCGTGTGCTTATGTAGGTCAGGCAGAGGTGCGCCATACAGACGACTCTCTACCTCCCCTTCAGACAGGTACTTCTTGGGGGTAGCAGTACGACGAAAGCGCATCACGACTCCAAGCGTGGAACAGGGCGAGCAACCAACCACTTGTTACCCAGAGTGCGGATTGAGCGCACCCATTGGCGTTGATAGCTACGGATTGTTTCAGGTGGTGCATCGTAGGTGGCAAAGATGCGACGAACCTTGGTTAAGTATGTAGTGTCCATGGTGTACCTTTCAGAAGTTGAACTTGTCGAGGATGGCATCGACGTTCTTCTTGACGTCTTGACGAATAGCCTCGTTCTTACGCAGATCAGCAGGCGTCACGCCCACAAGTAACTGCTCTAACTGACTACGTGCAGTCTCAAGCGTTGTGTCGTTTGTCACGTTCAATGCCTTAGTGAGATCGCACAACTCAAGCGCACCATCGACAAGCGTGTCGTGGAAGCGCCTTTGCTTAGCCTCACCGCCTACATAGTCAGTAGTCAATCTGTCTGACATACGTTTAAGGTGGGTGCTAAGTCTCTCACGCACGTCTGCCATAGCAGAGTCGATGCGTTCCTGTGTCAGAGACTCAAGACGTTGCTTGAGTTCTGCCTGTGCTTGGTTGCCTACGTCTACACGGAAGTCACCCGATGATGGGACTGGCATGTAGTTAACGCGGAATGAGAACTTAGTCATCATCTCATTAGCGGATGGGTAGTCATCTCTCTTGAACATGTCACCGAGAGCCAATGCCTGCGCTGTGATAAGCGTAGGGTAGATAACAACGAAAGCCTTGACCAATGTCTCCATCTCTTCCTCGAAGTCATTCATGCGCTCAGTGAACTTCATGAAGTTGACAGTAGGTAAGAGACGCAGACCTGAGTCAGACCAAGGTGCTGTGTTGTCGTACACGAATTGACGTGCGCGACCGACCGCTTGTTGGATGATGTCCAACTCGGTGCGACCTGCGAGCAGGTGCTTGTTGACACGGGCGGCATCTTTAGCCCCCGCGTTCTTGCTTGCTACCACTTCGTTGGTGGTAGTCTTGTCTAGCTTGCGTGCTGTCCACACAGAAGCGTTGAACTCCACAAGCATAGCGCATGTGTCGATGTTGAGGCGAGGTGTAGTTGTCATGATAAGAACTCCTTGTGATTACTTGGTTGAGAAAAAGATTTTGTGCTCGGCTAACATGCGACCGAACTCATTGATCGTAGCGAACAAAGCCACACGCTGACTTGTTGCTACTGTGTTGCAGAAGATTGACTGCATCTCTGCACGCATACGCCATACGTACTTGACGATGGCTTCTGCTTCTGTCCTGTCCGCTACACGAGTAACGAACTGGAATACTTGGATAAGCTGTGCTGTGGGATTGTCAGACAGCGGTGCTGTGTCAGGTGACTTGATGACACGCGCATACTCACAGATCTCACGACCGAAGCGAATGAACGATGACAATGCCTGTGCAGTAGTAGCACCGACAGTACCAACGAGAGCCGCCTCAAGTGTGTCGTCATCGAGAACACCAAGACCCGCATCGAGGATGTCACTAGCGGCAACCAACGAGCGAGGTGTAGCGTATGCAAGTTGCATAGACTTGGGGTTGAAGATGAAGCCGTTGTCCTTGGACAAGTCCTTGCCCTCGAACATACCGCCCTTCTCGTAGTCAAGGAACGATTGCATAACGCGTGGCTCGTTGCTGACGAAAGCAATAATCATTGGGTTGACGCCATTGTCAGTAGCCCACTTGACCCACTCGTCAGCGCTAGGCTTACGCATCTTGACGAACACCAGACGATTACGCAAGTGCGCTTGGATGGAATCACCAAGACCCTCGATGGATAGATTGGTAAAGCACACAACGACACTACCCTCAGGCATGCTCAGGTTGCCGACCCTGCGCTCATAGATGATCGGAGCCAACACGTTCTTGATGAACTGCGGTGCCTTGGCGATCTCGTCCAGACCTACGAGGATAGGCTTGGAGTTGTTGACACCGAGTTGATTGAACGCACTGACACCGAAGCGCTCGTTGGGTAACTCACGAGACACGCCATTCTCACGATCAAGGTCAGGCATCCACACAGAGCCGTCAGACAACTGAGTGCAGTCAATAGGTTGCACAGCGATATGGTCAGCAAACTTGGGTAGCTTACGCAGGGCATGGAACAGGGCAGTCTTGCCGATGCCGTTCTCGCCCTCCACAATTACTGTGCGCTTGTCACCGACAGCGGCAATGAGGGAAACAACTTGTGATGCAGATAAGAATTGATTCATGATAAAGATCTCCAAAGATTAAGTTAAACAGAAATGTGCAAGACTTTGCCATAGGTAGGAACGAATGACTCGTTCTCTACCACACCCCACAGAGATGGCATTGGGGTATTCGGGGTATCGCAACCAAGGTAACCATCTGTCAACCAGACGATTGCCCGAGCGTCGATCTTGTGTTCCTTGATGTAGTCGACAACAACATCAGGAGTAGTACCGCCACCACCCTTGGGGTTCATGAGTGAGGCGATCTGTTCGTAGTCAGCAGGCTTGAACGCTTGGTCACCACATACAGTAGTGTCCCACCACAACACACGCACACCCGCAGGCTTGGTGATGTTGCAGATGCGAGCGATCTCACCGAACAGCAGACGATAGTATGGATACATAGAGCCCGATGTATCGACAGCAAGTATCAACTCACCGACTGACTCAGTGAAGTGTGATGGCATAACGAAGCCCGATGCGAGCAAGCGTTTGTTGGGAGGGCAGAAGCGTGAGTTGTCATCGCCCGCAGAGATAGCGCTAATCCATTCCTGCAATGCTTGCTTCCAGTCAGTCATGCGTTCCTTGGCAGTGCCTAAGATGTCACGACCACCACCCTCTTTACCCGCAAGCTTACGTGCAAGTATCTCGCCTTGACGATTGGCATCGTCGATCTGCTTGCCTAGCTTGTCTTGCTCGACTGGGTTGTCATCGAACTCACCATCCTCGTGTGCATCAAGGGGCTCATCGAAGTCACCGCCACTGCCATCACCCTTGTCACCCTTATCAGGTTCCTTACGCCCACTCTTGATGAGGTCGTTGAGTACCTGCGGGAATGACCAACCGAAGTACTTGCGATCAATGCACAACGACTCAGTAGGACGCTCGACAAACTTGAAGTCAGGGTCGAGTTCCTCGATGAGTGCGTTGACCACATAGTCGTGTGCTATGTTGGTAAGCTTAGGCATCTTGCGTGTGTACTCTTTGAACAAGATGCAGTGCTTGAGTGCAACGTGAAAGTTCTCATGCAGTACAAGGTAGCGCATCTGCTTGCGGTTGAGTGGTGCAATGAAGTCAGCGCCATACTTCTTGTCACGACCATTGGTCGCGGCAGTTGGTATCTTGGTAGACACCTCGCTCTTGCCTAGCATGATGACGCCAGACAGCAAAGCGAATTTAGGGTGACGCATACAGTCAATGTTTGCGGCTTGGACTCTCTGATTGAGAGTCATCTTCTCATAGCTCATAGTGCTTCTCCTGTTTTGTTTAAAGAAATTATAGCATAGGTTGTCAAAGACTTGACAACCTATCGGAAACCCTGATGCTACTCAGGTGTGGATATTACTACGTGGGTATTCAGAATGTTTCGGGAATTGTTTCACCTCCTCTGGTTTTTTAAGTGAGTTACTGCCAACGTATTTCTGTATCCTGTCAAGGATGGCACGCCTGAACTCGACCATCTCGATGGGCTTCTTCAAGTCGTCAACTGTGTGGTCGGTGGTTGTGTTGCGGGTATACCAAGAACCCTTCATTTGGAAGCCCTCTTGGTCAGCACCACGCTTGGAGGCGATGATGTTGTAAGCACTCTGACACATCTCAAAGAACACGTCGATGTCCTGTTGCCGTGGCTCGGGGTCATTCCACATCTCTTGTATCGCCATGTAGTATGCGCGGTTGTATCCCTCCCCACCGAACGCTTGACCATACTTGTAGTCAAGATTGCACTCAGCTTTGAACTCTGGCATACGCATCTGTGCAAGCATGATGTAGGGCTCGAAGTGTGCGGCAACCTTTGCCTTGTACTTGCGGACATCGGTGTCCGCGACTAGTCGGTAGTGCTTGGTATGCTCAGACTCCGCAGTATCTAACTTGCCATCGACAAACACAGCGTCCAAGCTGAATGGCGTGTTGTCCTCGTCAACCATGAAGTGCTTGGTGTAGATGGGCATGATGGTGCGATCATCCACAAGCATCTCATCATCCCAAATAGTATTCACACCGCACTCAACACGCAGTGTGTGACGCATGAACTGCATACTAGTCTGTGATGCGTGACCCATGTACAACCTACGCTCAACACGCTTGCCGTCCTCTACCTTGGGCTCGTAGAACCGCGCCATGATAGTCTGATACAGCTTGACGTCGAAGTACTTGCCGTAAGAGTTACTGCCTTGGATGAGGCGGTGATGTGCTACTGGCTTGGGGTCAAGTGGTCGCTCGTTGGGTTGCCACTTACTACTGCGTACTGCACCGCGATCTTCGAATAGAAGCTCTGCTTCTTGATAGTTTCTGCATATGTATGCCATGATAATTACTCCTGTGTTTCAGTTGATTTAATATAGGGGAAAGATGTTTGTACTGCGTGTACTGTTGTGATGTAGTCATACAAATCACCCTCATCGTCGCTCTCATCGAAGTCCTCAGCGCCATCCTCACCCACGCTGATGAACCTAAACCTACCTCCTTTCTCTTCTCCATAAATTTCTACTGCATCGTGCATCAATGCGCGATGCGCCTTCACATCATCGAAGTCCGGATACCACTTAACACTCTCCGATTCGAACGTGATGATCGGGTCATCGTCGTAGCGGTATTCACAATCGTTGATTGCCTCTGTTATGTGCTTGTCGTTCTTCGCAAGCATCAGCGTTACGAAGTTGTCGCGTGTCTCGATGTCATCGAACTTAATGACATACGCTACGTCTGATCTATATCCCATGATGATCTCCCTCTATTAAAATGCCACGTTGATCGAAGCGCCATCCGTTGATGTCGCACAGGTCTATGAAGTACTCTTCGCTTGTGTATGCGTCGTACTCTTCTCGTAGTTGTTTGAATATCTCATCGGCAAACTTCTGCGCTTTGTGTAGCGACCAGTTGTCTAGCTCGTTGAATAACTCATCTGTACCAATAGAGTTGGCTAGCTCTTTCACATTAGCGCCCTCCAAGATACCCCTGTCCATAACAGAGTCGTCCTCTGCATAACTGATACTGTCGTTGATGCTTGCGCTACGCATCGTGCCACTGTGGTTGTAGTAGAAGCCGTTCCTGCTGATTTCTACCTTCTCTTCACACCAACCATCTTTGATTAGCTCACGTAGCACAACGTACTGTGCGTAGTCAGCGTCCTCTGGTTTGCTGTGGTACTCGATGAAGTCAGCGAGATCGATGTGACCAGTCCACGATGCGCCATCACCTTGTGAGTGAAAGCCACTGAACTGAATCTCATCGATGTTGAACCCCCTTGCGGGGGCATCCTCTTTAGCTCGTGCGTAGATCTCTTCATACCAATCATCGGGCGGTTGCCCGTACTCAGTAATAGCGTGTTGCTTGGCATAGTTCGAGAGTTGCTGAAACGCTAAGCTCTCTGTTGTGGTTGTGTCCATGGTTCCTCCATTAGTCTACTGAGATGGTTGCGGTGAATGTGACGCTGTCCTTGATCGCGGTACGCACGATGTCCTCGAAGTCGAACTCGTTGATCGCATCGTTGACTGCCTCGCTAATCTGATTGTCGAAGTCGTGATCTTCTACTGCGCTTGTTGCGATGTCTGTGATGGCGTCCTCGCTGATGTGGTACTCGTCATCGTTGTGAGTACTGATCGCTTCGCTTACAACCTCTTCGGCTATGTCCTTCATCTTCTGATCGAAGCCGCTGTCAATAACTCGCATGGTGGTGTGGCTGAGTAGGATGTCATTGACCTGTGCGGACACAAGGTCGCGGATGTAGTTGTCGATCAGCGCCATGAGCGTGGTCATCAGCGCCGCTGTTGGCTGTGTGACTTGGGGTACTGTTGGTGTTTGAACTGTTTGTTCCATGATAAATCTCCAAAAATTAAATGAATGAAAGTAAAAGTGTGGTCAATTGACCACAATGACTGATGAG